GCATCCGAGCGACGTGACAGCTTGATTGCCGAGCTGGCCAAGTCTTGCCAGCCGATCGTCGAAAGGATGAAATGAGTCTGCAACGATAAGAAGGATGCGATGTTATGAAGAAGGCCAAGCGAAAACGCCCGGTTGTTGCGCGCAAGCGCAAGGTGACTGCGCGGAGGAAGCCGGCCAGCCCCCGTAGAAAGAGGAAGTCCAAGATGTCCAAGAAGTCGAATGACGACGACGACGAGCCTCGCACTGCAACAAAACACCCGGACCAGCACCGCCGGACCGCGGGCGATCAACCGCAGGATCCGGCTACGCCCGACCAGACTTCCGATCCGGTCGAATTGGCCAAGAAACAGCACGGTGGCATCGACCCGATGGGGCAGCCGCCTGACAACCCGCAGGCGCCCAATCCGCCAGTGGAGGAAGATCCGGAGCGCAAGAACAAGTGACCGAGTGGCCTAAAAACCCACAACTGCGCGTTGGCGGGGAGCTGGAGCCAACCGGCCCCGTCAACGTGTTCAATGAAAAGGTGGCGACCGCCGAAGCCATCAATCGCGCGATCGACACCAAGACCGCCTACGACACCACGCACCCGCCGCCGGCGCCGATAACGCCAGAGACCGTGCCGGACGGCACACCGATCAGTCCTGGCGGTCCGGTTACAATCGACGAAACCAAGTATATGCTCGATCCGGCATTTAGAGCGTCCAAGGTGATACCGCGCCGACGTTAGGGGGCTAGCCATGTCGATAGGTTTATTGTTTTGGGTTCTGATGGTGTTGTGGTTCTTTAGCTGGGTCACCAACACCTACTCGCCGGGACAATTCCCCTGGGCTGTCCACGCCAGCAACTTGCTGTTCTTCGTGCTGCTGTTTCTACTTGGCTGGCATGCTTTCGGTTTTGTGATTCATGCCTAACGCCACCGCCCTGGTGCTGCTCGCCGTCCTGTTGTCCGGCTGCATCGTGACCACTGTGACCGAGCGGCCGCCGTTCTACACTCGATATGAAATAGATTCGATCAATGCCGAAACCGCCTGCCGACAACTGGCGCGAACAATTATCCAAATGGAACGCTGCACAGTCAGGAGATAAAATGCCTAAGCCCGATCAGGATATATTCCCGCCGGACCCGGCTTTGATCCGGCCGCTGGTGCCGCGGATCGAGATCGCGCTGACCGTGCCGGATGGCGTCGACCTGCAGATCACCGTCAACGGCGTCGGCGTGCTGATGCAGGATGACGACGAAGACGCGGCCTAGCCCAAAAATTTTTTCGGATTTTCAACTTAGGGGAACCCAATGCCGTCCAAGATCGGTAAGACCGTGAGCATCAAGGCGCCGCCGGTTGCTAAACCGCCGCCGCCATCAAAGACGCAAGACAACTACACCCACCACACTTCTCCGGTGAAAGGTCCGCAGCCGACCCCGGTTGAGCCAAATACGATTTCATCCACGCCGAAGGCGAAGATCCGCACGCTGCCGGATGTGCCGGCGGCAAAGTACAAACATGTCGACGAAGGCTGAACAGGACGTCCGCCTCAAGCTTCTGAAGCGCAAGCGGGCGGTCCTCACCGCCCGCGACGATCTGATAGCGTTTACACAGTTGATGATGCCCGACCCTAACTTCGATGACGAAGTTGGGCAGTCGCTCTATAAGCCACAGCCGTTCCACCGAATGATCGGCAGCGCGCTTGAAGATGTCGAGCGCGGCGACTACCGGCGGTTGATGATCAATGTCGGACCCAGATTTGGCAAAACCACGTTGGCTAGTGCCATGTTTCCAGCATGGTACGTCGGTCGGCACCCTGACCGATCTATTATCGTTGCGACCTACAATGAGCATTACTCCTGGGATTTGGGACGGCGAGTTCGTGATATTATGGAAACACCTGAATATAAACAGGTCTTCCCAGAAGTAGAGATCAAGGTCGGCGCCAATGCAGTCAACCGGGTCCAAACGACCAGAGATGGCGTGGTCTTCAGTGTGGGACGCGGCTCCTCGATCACCGGACGTGGTGGCCACTGCATCTTATTGGACGACCCTATTAAGGATCGAACTGAAGCTGACTCAGTCATCGTTAGAGAGAAGCTGTGGCAATGGTACAATCAAGTCCTCAGAACTCGCCTCATGGATTCGACTGGCACTATCGTCATCGTCCAAACCAGGTGGACCGAAGACGATCTCGTTGGCAGGCTTATCGACCCGCTTAATCCGTACTACAACGTCGAAGAAGCCAAAGCCTGGCGCAAGATTGATCTGCCGGCGCTAGCCGAAGACAACGATGTGCTCGGCCGCAAACCCGGCGAGCCACTATGGCCGGAGCGGTTCACCCAACAATACCTGGAGGAGATCCGTGCCACCGATCCGCGTGGATTTGCTGCGCTGTATCAGGGCCGTCCAGGCCCTAAGGATGGGGCCTTCTTCAAGGATAGCGACCTGGTCACCTACAATAAAATGGATGACGTCCCGGCGTTTCATACCCTTAGATTCTATGGGGCATCGGACCACGCGGTGTCGGTAGCCAAGTCCGCCGACAAGACCTGCCTGATGATCGTCGCCGTCGACGAGAAGGACCACATTTGGATCATGCCGGACATGGTCTGGGACCGGATGGATTCGCACCAAGCGGTCGAGAGCATGATCGTGCTGATGAAGAAATATAAGCCGATGTTCTGGTGGGCCGAAGGCGGCGCCATCACCAAGAGCCTCGGACCGTTCCTGCGCCGCCGCATGGCCGAGAAGCAGGCGTTCTGCGCGATCGACCCGATCAATCCCGCCGCCGACAAGCAGCAGCGCGCGCAGGCGATCCAGGCCCGCACCAGCATGAAGATGGTGCATTTCCCTGGTTTCATTCGCAGCTGGTCGGAAATGCAGGACCAGATCCTGAAGTTTCCGCATGGCAGTAACGACGACGTGGTCGACACTCTGAGCCTGATTGGGCTAGGACTGTCGAAGATGCACGGGCGAACCCGCGGCAAGAAGATCGAGCCGGAAGTGAAGACCGGCACCTACCGCGAGCTGTTTGCACACACGCGCCGGCGTGAGGGTCGCGACTTACGGGCGAGGGGCCTGCAAGGATGGTAGACGCCTTTCAAGACGACATGATGCGCGTGTTCGCCGGCTTCGACGAGAAATCCAGCGAGCCGGATATCAATCCGACCACCGGCAAACCGAACTCGATCCCGCGCGCCAACCCGGATCCGCCGGACCGCCGCCGCAACCTGGTCCGCGACTGGACCTCCAAGGTGAAGAAGGCCAAGCGGTACTGGAAGCCCAGCTTCGACCGCATGCGGGAAGACCAAGAGTTTTGCTTCGGCAAGCAGTGGTCAAAAGACAGCAAAGACAAGCGTTACGTCGCCAACCTCACGCTCAGATTGGTGGCGCAAAAGACCGCGTTTCTGTACGCCAAAAACCCAAAAGCCGTCGCGAAAAAGCGGCCCCGGCTCAACGCCACCTCCTGGGACGAGAGCCAGACCACGCTCAACCAGCTGATGCAGTCTGCCGCCATGATGATGCAGCAGGCCCAGCAAGCCGGCGCTATGGGCGCCGGACCGATGGCGCCTGGCGGGATGCCGGGTATGCCGCCAGGCATGGCCGGCCAAGTCGCCGGCGCCGCCGGCAGCGCGGTCCAGGGCATGATGCCGATGGCAACCGGCAGCCCGCCCGACATCGGCATGCTGATGGCCGGTGGCATGCCGCCCAACCCGGCGACGATGCCGTCGCCTTCGGTGAACCAGATCTCCGGCCAGATGGGCGCGGCGCTCGGCGGCGCGACCATGCCAGGCATGGGCGCCGGCCCGATCCCCGGATCGATGCAGCAACCGCAGGGGCTGGGCGACCAGCTCGGCCAGGCTGCGGCTGGCGCCGCCGCCAACGCTATGGCGCCGCCAGGCTCGCCAATGATCGCCCAGGCGGTCGGTAGCGGCATGGACATCATGATGGATGCGGCTCGGGTGAAGTCCGAGAACCTGATGATGGACAAGCTCGCCCGGACGCTCGAGCTTTTGTACGCCTACGAGGTCGACAACCAGCCGCATCCGTTCAAGT